GTTACGACAGGTGTTAAGTATTTGCAAAATCAAACATCAAGAGGTGTGTTAATGTCAGATGAAGGAGATTTAAATGAAGTGCAAGCAAAACAATTAAAGGATAAATTTAAACAACAATATCAGGGAAGTGATAATGCAGGGGATATTATTATTACTCCTAAAAAATTAAGTTGGGTAAATTTTGGTCTTAATGCTGCCGATGTTTCGCTTATAGAACAATACAATGCAAGTATTAAAGATTTATGTAATATTTATCAAGTACCTGTTCAATTATTAAATAATACAGATAGTTCTACATATAATAATATGGTTGAAGCTAAAAAATCATTATATCAAAATGCAGTTATTCCTGAATTAAATAAAATTAAAGATGAATTAAATAGATGGTTAGTTCCATCTTTTGGTGATAATCTTTATTTAGATTTTGACTACTCTAATATTGCAGAACTACAAGAGGAGATGGATAGTGTTGTAAAACAAATGTCGAGCGCTTGGTGGACTACACCAAACGAAAAAAGACAAGCAATGAATTTTGGTATAGATGAAGAAAATGAAGAAATGAATGATTATTATATACCTGCTAATTTAATGCCAATGAAAAATGATATTATAGAAGAAGAAATTAAAAACGTAGATATTGATTATAATGCATTAATAGCAGAGGATTTAAAAAAAGTAACTTCAGTTTCAAAAGAAAAAAAAACAGATAGTTTTTCAATAACATCTTGGGAAAAAAATATTTCTAAAAATAAATGATTTATAAACTAAATAAAAGTTATTATACAGATTGGACCGCACAATTAGATAAAGCAGAAAAACAACAAGACAAAATCTGGTTTAATTATTTATATAAAGAATCCAATAAAATTATTAACACCTTTATGGTAGGTAAAAGAATTCCATATTTAAATGAATTTTATCAACTTAAAGATTTACAAGATTTATATATTGGTTTATATAAGTCAATAGGTCTTAAAATGGCAAATTGGTATTATAGACATTACGAAGATTATATTACGAAAGCCAATCCAGAGGGGTATCAAAGTATATGGGAAGAAAAATTTGCATATATAGGAAAGACAATAGCAGGTGAGAGAATTATAAGCATATCTGATAATCGTAAAAAAGAATTTAATAAAATTTTAAAAAGATATATGCAAGAAGAATCCTTTATGGCTTTAAATGAAGTCGCTGCGGAAAGGGTTTTAAGAAAGAAGTTTAAAGGAATGAGTATATCTAATGGTAAAAGAATTGTAAGAACTGAAAGTGTGAATGCTGCAAATTACGCCACCAATGAAAGTGCTACAAGTTTATTTGGTGCAAATAATTTACAAAAAGAATGGATGTCAGGTGGTGATGGTAGGGTAAGAAACGCACATATAACGGCTAATGGTCAAAGAAGGGGAATGAATGAGAAATTTACCGTAATGGGTGAACAATTAAATCATCCAGGAGATAGTTCAGGTTCTGCAGCTAACGTAGTTAATTGTAGATGTGCAAGTGCTCCAATTCCAATTGTTTAAAATAATTATCTTTGTATTATGAATATGATATATAAAACAAGTCCAATAGGCGAAATAAAGGACATAGACGAAAAGTCAGGAACTGTAAAAGGATATGGTTCTGTTTTCGGAAATGTAGATTCTGATGGTGATATAATCACTAAAGGTGCCTATACAAAAACTATAAAAGAAAACGGTGAAAGAGTAAAATATCTTTATCAACATCAAATGGATAAGCCACTTGGAAAAATGGTAAATTTATATGAAGATGCAAAAGGTTTAATGTTTGAGGCGAAAATACCAAAAACACAATTAGGTTCTGATGTTTTAGAATTAATTAAAGCAGGTGTTATTACTGAAAATAGTGTTGGAATATTACCGTTACAAAAAGAGGGATGTGATGGGGATGATTGTTTTAGAAAATTAACAGAGGTAAAATTATATGAAATCTCTGCAGTTACATTAGCAGCAAATGATGAAGCAATGATATTAGATGTAAAAGGAAATGTTGATGTAGATAAAGTATTGTCAAGATATGACAACCTAGTGAAGTTAATTCGCAAAGGTAGTATATCTGATAATTTAGGTTATGCTATAGAAGCAGAACTGATTAAACTCAAATCAATTTTTTCAGGTAGTATCACTTTGCCGACTGATATTGAAGTCACAGAGCCGATTGAGGTAAAAAATAACGATAGTGAGATTTATAAATATTTGTTTAATAAATTAAATTCGTAAAAAATGAACGATGAAATTAAAAAAGAATTAGACCAGATTGGAAATTTGGTTGATTCTAAAATTGAAAAAGCCTTCAATTCGGCTAAAGACAATGCTAAAGGGGAAATCGAAACTTCATTAAAAAGTGAGATTGACAATTTAAGTAAAGAGTTTTTAGTTAAACACGAAGAAGCTACAAAAAGATTGGATAATTTTGAAGTTACTGCAAAAAAAGCAATTAATTCAAATTACCCAACTACATTTAAAAGTTCTTTAATTAAAAGCCTTAATGAAGGTGTGATTGAAGGATTATTAAAAGGAAATTCAAACGCTGCAAAATTCGATATGAAAGCTGCTGATATGACTATGGCTAATGCCTTTTCTGGTGTTGTTGCCGGAGAAACAGTTATTCCAGATTTTAAATACGACCCTTCAAGAAGCGTAAACATTAGAAATTTAATTCCTAATGGAAGCACAGATGCACAAACAATTAGATTCCCAAAAGAATCTGCTTATGATGATGGCGCTGCTGCTACTGCACAAGGTTCAACCCTTCCTCAATCTGATTTCGATATTACTGCAACATCAGTAAATGTTGAAAAAATTGGTACTTTTATGAGAATAACAGAAGAAATGTTAGCTGATACACCACAATTATCATCTTACCTTTCTGCTAGAGTTCCTGGTAAAGTATTAGCGATTGAAGATAATGAAATCCTAAACGGAGATGGTTCAACACCAAATCTTGATGGATTATTTACTGATGGTGCTGCATTTGTAACTGGTGCCAGTGGTGCTTTTTACCACGCAGTTGAATCAGCAAATGAATATGATGTTCTACTTGCTGCAATAAACCAATTAAACTTGTCGAATTATCAACCGAGTGCTATTTTAGTTAATCCAACTGATATGCATAAAATCGCATTATTAAAAGCGACAACTAACGAGTATTTGAGAAATCAAATATATTCTGGTTTGACACCAACTATTATGGGCGTACCTGTTACTGCTAACACAGCTGTTACTGCAGGGAAGTTCCTAGTAGGAGATTTAAATCAAGCAACACAGCTTTGGATTAGAGAAAATCTTTCTGTTGAATTCTCAAGAGAAGATTCTACTAACTTCAGAGATGGGTTCGTAACTGTTAAAGTATCTGAAAGAGTTGCTTTAACTAACTACCAACCAAATGCAATTGTACAAGGTACATTCTCAACTGCGAAAGCAGCACTTGAGACTGCATAAGCAATAGAGTAGTAAATTAAATTAAGGGGTTTAATCACCCCTTTTTTTATACCCTATTATTAAATAAATATTAAAATTTATTAAAAAAGTGTAAAAATATTTTATTTATTAAAAAATAAAGGTTATATTTACATTATAATTAAAAACAAAGAAATGAAAAATACAAAAATTATATACAGAAGTCAATTAAACGAAAAAGGTCAAGCAAAAAAGATTAAAATTCTTAATGGTTATAGAAACGAAGCAATTCATACTAAAATAAATAATAAAAATTTAGGATGTAATAAAATAGGTAAAAACGGATATTTTTTAAAATTAAGAACTATACAATTTGATTATACAGAAGTTAGTAATTCAATTCACGGAGTAGATTTACAAAAAACTAAAAACAATATTTATCTTTTAGATGTTGAAACAGTAGCTTGTAATCCAATAATTAATATATAACAATACAGGTGTTATCCCTAGTAAGTTAAAAACGCTGATAAGTTTAAACTCAGTAAAATTTACACAGAAAAAGATAACACCTTTTTTAAATTTAGAAAATATGAATAAGAAAAAAATATTAGAAGCATTAACGATAATTGGTTATATTATACTCGGACTTGGAATACTCTTTTGTATATGGTCAATATCAATATTAGGAGGGGTTATAATGAGTTATAAATAATTATAATGAGTTATAAGTAAGTAAAATGAGTTATAAGTAATTATAAGTAAGTAAAAACTATGAAAACAATATACAAAGCAACACAAAAAGAAATCAATATGCCAGTAGATATACAATGGCAAAAAAGATTTATAAAATATGTATGTTGGGGATTACCTCAATTTATATTTTGGATGGCATTATTAATTAACTTTTTATTTTGGGTAATAAGATGATGGAAGTAAGAATATCAAAATT